GTGCATGTAACCACGATTCATCAAGTGCATTCTCACTATCAATTAAAACAACAAAAATACCTTGAGCTTGTGCGGCTTTGACAATATTTCCACTTGCAAAATAACTTTTACCTGCACCAGACTCTCCTGCAAATACTGTAACTTTTCCTAGTGGAACACCTTTGTGGAAATCGCCACTTATCAAATAGTTAAGTGCATAGTTGCCTGTTGAAATCCAGTCTGTTGGGTCGTTAAAGCCAATAGACAATCCGTCAATGCTTTTTGTAATATCCTTACGAAACTTGCTTACATCAAATGGTTTACCCAATGTCTTCTCCTATCTAAAATTTTACTTATTGTAACATGAAAAAGAATGAGGGCAAGGAGAAAGGAAAAAACCTTGCCCTCCTTTGCCGTTAAGATGAAGACTGTCTGCTACGAATCATAGCAAGTATATCTTCGGCTTTCTGTCCACTACCAGAAGGGGAAGCTGGTGTTTGGACTGGTGCAGTTGGAGTTGCACCCATCTCTTCAGGTGTAGCAACCGGAGCAGGAGCCACTGTTTCTGCTACCGGGGTTGGTGCTGGTGCACTAACCTCTACAGGTTGTACTGTTGCTGATGCAGCCGCCGCCATTGCTGGAGCTGTTGCTGATCCTTCAGGCTTTTGCATACCTGCTGGACGAAAGTATGACCCCCAACGATCAATATCATATGCCTGGCCATCTACTGATGCTTCAAACATTTCTTTCATCACTTTTAGTTCTTCTTCACCTGGACGTTTAGGTAGGAAGTCACCTAAATTATATAAACCTTGTGAGTCAATAGCAGTGGCTTCTGCTTCAGTTAATGCAGTTTCTTTCCTTGCCCATTTACTTGTGCTATAGTCAGCATAACCACCTTTAGAAGTTTTGCTTACTCTAAAGTCTAAACCTCTTGCATAATCTGTAGGTAGTTCCTCTAATTCAGGATCCATCAATGCACTTTTAATAATTTGGAATATCTGTGGTCCAATTATGAAACGTCTGATAGACTTATCTGACTTGTCATCTGCTATAGGATTTTCTCTTACAAATCCTTGCATAATATAACTACGTTTCTTCCAGTACTTACGACCCATGTCTTCTAGTGATTTATCTTTAAACCAAGGACGTACTTCTGTTAGGATTGGACAAGTATCGCCCCACATTTCAACACAAGGAACCTGTACTTGAACACTCTTACTGTCCATCTGTCCTTTAATTCCATTGAATGGGAGTTTGATCATTGCACGTTCAATCCAAAAGAACGTGTTGGAATTGTCTGCATCAGGAAGGAAACGTAGAGTTGCACTATCGCCTTCGTTCATATTCCAATGTGGGTAAATTGCGTTATCGCCGCCGCTTGTTTGGTTGCCTTGCTTGTTATCTGCCGCTGCAAGGCGAGCTCTTATTTCTGCTAATGAAGCCATTTTCTTCTCCTATTGCCTACGAGTAGCAACTACTACTCTATCATTTGCCTGTTTATGTTTGTCAACAAATAATGCAACTACATTACTTGCACTTTTATTTAGCACAGTAATATCTAAAGGTGAGTTTTTATCTGTGAAAAAGTTAAACATGACTAATAATAGCACATGCACAGGAATAGTCAAAGATTTTGGTTGAGTTTGTTAACCTTTTGCGAGGTAAAGAATTCTTTCAAGCATTGGATCACGTTCTGCTTTGAGTGCTTCTTTGCCAGTGTCGATATCTTGTATTTCTGTCGTCACATGCTTCTTTTCAACAACCTGTCCACTAAGCCTACGCATATCTGACATTTGAGCATCTTCTATTATACCACCTAATGCTTTGATTCCTTTTTCGGCGAATTGTATAACCTCAGCTGGTTCTGCGTCGACTAAATCTCTGGCCATTTTATACACGTCTAATGTTACATCGTCGGCATTTGCATGCATGTCCTTAAAGTAGTCGCCCATTTCATCTAAGATATGATCATTGTCGGTAAAGTCATTTGTAGACGCTTGGTCGTATAAGTGATTAAGGTCGCTAATCAATTCTCTTTTAAGTTCATCTGCACTCATGTAGTCGGTATCGTCTTCAGTCATGTCTTCGGAATCCAAATCGTCCTGGGCCATCATGTCAACTGGTTTTTCGTTGTCAGTTCCATCTTGGTCGTTTGGATTGACAAAACTGTCCATGCCCTCATATTGAGGTGCAACTCTATCCATATAGTCAATCCGTACCCATTCAGCCAGATCATATTCTTCATGTAGTGCATCATAGTCTTCTTCAGCAACTGGTGTACCGTCGGTATACTTTATGCCATCTTCAAGAACAAAAATTAAATCATCAAAGTCCTGCATATCATATTCGATAGTGTCTTGGTCTATTTCTTTGCCTTTGAAAATAATTTTATCGCTGTAGCCTTCTTCAATGTCTGAACCACCAGCAGTTTTCACTACATCTTGTCCGCCCATGCCCATTTCTAAACTGCGTTGCTTGCCTGCGGCTGCATTGGCCTGTCCTTGTTCATATCCACTTGCTGGTTCTTCTTGTGTAGGTGATTCACTTACGTTAACATCTATGTCAACACCAAGTTCCTGAGCACGTGCCTTTACTAATTCTCTACAATCTGCATCTGGATCTTTGTCTGCTAGTTCACCAATGTCATCAAACAAACTGTCATCGCCAATCAAGTCATAAAGTTGTTCTGAAGCATACTCGCCATCAGGTCCACATGGTAGAGGCTTTGACATAAGCTCTTGTAGCCTTGCCATGTCTTCTGCAGTTTCTGGCAATGCCCATGTACCTTCCATTATTTGGTCGGTCCAGTTTTCAAATTGGTTTGCTTCTTTCATTGTGCTTTCCTTTATTTTTGCTAGTATAGGCAATGCTTCTTCGATACGGCTATCAACTGCACTGTTTACAAATACTTCTCTTACACTTTCGATTGTTTCGTCTAATTCTGTTGCTACTGCTGGATCATATGTGGCAAATATTTCTTTGTATCCACGTTTGCCAATCATCTTCTTGGCTTTGCGTTTTAGATCTGCATAATGCTTTACTGCATCTTCTACTATGCCCAATGCTTGTTCGTTTTGTGCAAATGCATTACTGCGACTTGCTCTTACAAACTTTCCTAGTGTTTTTATTTCATTTATGGTTTCGCTAATGTACTGTCCAAATGCATCATATGGTGTACCGCCTTCGCTTACGTGACGTGCCATTGCTTTAGCACCAGCAATACTTTCAAAAGGCATGCGAAATCTTTCACCTTGTGCATTTTCAACAAATAGTGCCGCAATGTTTCTGAAGCGTTGCTCACCTTCACCAATAGCTCGTGAATGTTGTATCACTACTTTTGCTTTGCCTGGCTGGTTGCTATAGCTCTTGCTTTTACCTTGAGCTTTCCATGCTTCCATAATAAGGCTTTCGCTTATGTCTGCCATGCTGGCCATTTGATACTTCAGTTTGTTCATGTTGTTCAAACTGAATGTAAGCAGGTTGCGTTTTGCAGTTTGTCTAAGCATTGCAAGAAAATCATACCAGTCACCTTTATCGCCAGGATCCATACCTTTGCCTAAGTTGTCACCATAGTAGACTTCTAAGTCATTGTCTCCATTTATTAATACTACAACTGTTCCGTATTCATTTCCGTTAACAGAAAAATTGAAACTAAACAAATCCGCTTCTCTCGGATTTACTGTAGGTTTACCCATTGAATCCAAGCTCTTAGGATCTAAGTCTCTAGTAACTAACAAATCATAAATTTGTTGTGATGCTGTGTTTTCTTGTGCCATGTACGTATTTATTAAAACATTGCCACAAACGGCATAGGTTCTAATGTTTCCTCGCTAAAATCTGTAAGGTGTGAATCAAGTTCTTTGTGATAACTTGTAAGAACCTGGAGCATACGAATCGCCAGAAGCGTACTCATCACTAAATCATCAGTCTCGCCAGGCTTGCCAGCATAACTTGTACCGTGAGCAACAAAGTTCTTCAATTCTCCAATCAAACTAGGAGAGCTTATTGTCATCTTGTTTGTTTCAACCAGTGTTTTTAACTTGGCACAGGCTGCAATTTTACTTTTGTTTGTGGTATTAAAACCTTTACGATATCTTCTTCCGCTTGCACTTACTACACTGCTGTCGCTGAGAAAGTATCCTTCAATGTTTTGTTCTCCGTACTGTTCGATGCACAACAAAGCGGCCTCGCCTATTGTATTGTTTTCAACACTATAATAAACGCTTTGTGGCTCTTGCACAGTAGAATTTATTTCTTTGACTATTTCAACCATAATTCTAATTTGTTCTGTGATTGGCGTTCTGTTGTGTCTCCATTCTGCAACTTGTGTAGTTGAGTTTGCTTCGTAAACTTGTATAGCACTAGGGTCTCCGCCTGTACCAAGACTAGGATCTAGTGCAACTACATATATTTTACCTTTCTGCGGACGTTTATACCAACGTACCTGTCCAGTTTTGTATAATGGTTCAAGTAAACCTTCCAGATCAATTAATTTTGTCGGAGATATAAGTGTTTCGTCTGATATAATAAATTCACAGTCCATCTCTCGTCGAAAACGTTCAATCCCAAGTATGTTACGTTGTTCAGTTGCCCAATCTTCGTCTCTGTCAGGATGCTCTCGCCAGTATGCTCTATATGCCTTAAAACCATTGATGCCAAGTTCTTTAGTATTTCCAAATTCGTCTTCAGTTTTATTAGCACCTTTCCATATAAATGCAAATTGATCCTCATCACTGTTTGGAGTACTGGTAATAATCGCACCACCACCTGTTGACAATGTAGGCGATATACTAGTCCAAAATTCTCTGGCGATAGTTGGTCTTACAAATGCAAACTCATCGCAATATAACAAGGTTATACTCATACCTCGTCCTGTGTTTTCAGTTGTGGTTTGTGCTACTATTCTACTTCCATTATCAAATTCTATTGAGCCCTTGTTATAACTGGTTACACCTGCACGTATATGATCAGGACATGCTTCATAGCTGTATCTTACACGTTGCATGATTTCTTGGGCACCTGCATATTTGTGTGCCGCAACCAATATTGTACTATCAGGTTTGAACATTGCATACCATAAGAGATATCCAGCCGCACTTGTGCTTTTACCAGTTTGTCTAGGCATCATTGATATGCTGAATCTATAGTTGTGATATGTGCTTATTAAACGTTCTTGAAACTCCCAGGGATCGTACTGCAACTTTCCTTGTACAGGATGTTGAATAAAGAAAAAGTTACGCATAAAGTACTCTGGGCCAGTTTCTGGATCAGCACAACGCATAAACTCGTCTAGTTGTTGTTCAGTGAATTCTTGTTTTTTATAAGGAGTTTTTACTAATACCCCATCTTCTTGTCTTGCTACCATACTAGTACTTATAGTGCTCGGGCAATCTCAGGCCACAGTTTTTCAAACTGTCCTTTTTGATCAGGATGCCATTCTGTTTCTAATTTTTCTGTAAATTCAATAAATTCTTTACTGCGTGTAAGATTATCTGGCGGCAAAAGTTCTTTTATACCATGAGAAGTAGCTTCACCTGTATTACCTTTTATAAGTTGTTGTTCGATTCCAGATAAAAAGTCCAATTCACGATTTGTAGAAGGTCTGTTTGATCCAACATGTAGTTTTCGGTATCTATGTATTTCGTCAATTGCCAATTGTCTTATTTGGTCGTTGTGTTGACTAGGGTCAAGGTGATCGCCCCATACAACCTGCCAAGTAATAGATAAGTTATGTTTAAGTGCATATTCTTTTAGTTCGCAAACTTTTGTGCAGTTGTATATATTATAAACTGCATGTATTCCTCCGCCATGTGAAGAGTTTTTTATTTTGTTTGCAACAGTGGTAATATTTTTGTCCATTTGTTTCCAAGAACTACCCCACCTGACGTATTCAAATCTTTCTCCGATGTTATCGAAACTCATACTCCAACTGACATTATCTCTTGCAAGTAACTTTTTTGGTACTGGAAATCGATCAAAATCTACAGTGCAATTTGTTATTAGTGTCACTTGGACGTCTGAAGGCAAGATATCTAAAAGTCTATCATTTTCCTTCATCATTAACGGTTCACCGCCTACCATTGCGACTTCTCTTACAAAATCTTTGTGTTTGCTGATATAATCAATTACTTGTTGCTCTTGCTTGTTGATTGTATGACTATTACCTTGTCCGATTATACTTGCCCATTTAGTACTAAAAACTGAACTACAATAGGTACATGCTAAATTGCAAGTATTATTCCAGCGTACATCAATCAATGCGGGTTTGTGTTCATCAAGACTGGCATTTGCAACATCAAAATCTTCGCTTACATTGTTGTGCCAATGTCTTTCGCTTTCGCCTGTAATGTTTTCTCGGCGTATACAACCGTCGCAGTATTTTTCGTGCAATACTCCGTTACGTATTGACTTTTTTATTTCTTTAAGAGTATCGCTTTGTAAAATTGATTCAATTGATCCATCATCATGCTTTCCTAGCATGTTTGGATTAGCGGCACAACAGGTTTTTATTTGTCCTTCAAAATTTAAATGCAGACTACGCCATGGGGCTGCACAATACTTTTTCTCTTGTTCCATACCATTACTTATATGGACTTTGGAGAACGGTTTTTTATTTTGTTATTTGATTTTGGTTGTAGATACTCAGCTGGTAAAGGAGCAACCTTGGGTGTTGGCTTTGGTTTTGGTTTTTCAAGTCCGCCAAAATTTATGCCTGTAATCATGTTACTACGCCATCTTCAAGCAACTTAACTCGATTGGCTAGGTGTGCTTTTTGTACGTCTTCTTTGTTCTGTCCATGATAAGGTACTGCGTGTCCTTCGCTTACAAGAATTTCAGTAAGCATACGCCATGTATCTGTAGCACCGTCGTACACACTAAAGTCGCCTAAGATACGTCCAAACTTGCCTTTCATATCTTCGCCGTTTTTGTTTATTTGTGTTTTGAGAACGCAGGTTTTCCCTAGTAGTTGTTTTACTCTTGCTTTGGCGGCAAGCCCAAACTTTTTTTCTTCTTTGTCTCTTGTTCTTGATTCTGGTGTGTCTATGCCCATTATACGAACACGCTCATCTGATAGCACTATGCCAAATCCTAAGTCGATATCTACATCAACTGTGTCACCATCTACAACTTTTATTACTGTTGCTCTATACTCATACATATTATGCTCCTGTTATAGGAGTATTTATTAAGTATTATAAATCCCACTTGTTAGCAAAGTATGTTTCAAGACCAGAT